CTTTAAGGACTCGAAGAGCGGTTGAAAACCTAAAAAACAATGATGATCGATGTGAAATTTGTAGACATAAACAATTTTTAAAAAAGAAAATCGAAGGTGCACTGAAATGAACAGAGAAATATTATTTAGAGGGAAGCGGATTGATAACGGTGAGTGGGTTTATGGGTCTTTAATCATTGGTAAATCTAGCACATGTTTTATTTTTGACTGTACAGATTGTGATATTTTAAAAGACAATGTTTTGAGTAAATTTATTCAAGTCGACCCAAAAACCGTCGGGCAGTTTACAGGATATTGTGATAAGAATGAGGCCAAGATTTTTGAGGGCGATATTTTAAGGAAAAAAGGCTCCAATGACTCTTGCTTGTGGTTATGTAAATTTGAAGCTGGTTTCTTTGGATTTTATAGAATTAAATTTATGTCAGAGGGGGCTTTTGGATTCAGAATAGAAAATGAAATAATCGGAAACGAACACGACAACCCCTCCCTCTTGAAAGGTGAGAATGGCAGTTCCATATAAATGCTTTGAGTGTGGTGGCGATGGCACACGTTGTGACTGTCATAAAAAACGCCAGTATAAACCGTATGTCACAGATAAAGAAAAACTTTCAAAAAGAATGAGAGACAATGAGATTGATATTGCACGCAATATTAGGCTTATTAAGGAGTTGAAATTAAAAAAACGTTGAAAGGTGATTTATGAATGAAAATGTAAAATTAAATTTTGGACGCACCTTAAGTTCAGTTGATGGCGATAACTATAATCACGGAGATTGCTTTAATTACGGTAGCATTTCTGGCTGTGATTCAGATTGCCCAGAGTTGAATCGTGGTCGTTGTGAAGTTTTTAAAGATGCTATTGAAATAGTAGAAAAAAAAGAAGGGTGTGAAATTGCTATGCAATTACAATCTAAATTAGAAGATTTGAAAGGTGATTTATGACAGATCAAAAACACACGAAAGAGCAACTTAAATATATCGACTCGGTCGATGGCAATGCCCATCAGAGTGGAGTCAAAATTATTGAAGATCTTTGTAAACAGCGCGATGAGTTGAGGGAAGCTTTGGTGAAAATACAAGATTCAATTCCAGCATGCATGAATGGAGACTTTATTATTGAACACTTTGATGGTGAAGGTAATTATTGTGGGACAGAACAAGTAAACCCTGTTTATATCGTCGGGGGCATTGTTGAAATTTGCGATCAATATCTCACCAAAACAAAGGGGGCTGTATGAATAAAGATGGCTATATGAATATAAATAACAACTTGCCACAATTTATCCCACCAAACTACGAGACAGCTTTTAATCTGTTATATGGATTCTGTCTCGGTAAAGGTCTAAGAGAAGAGCTGGAAAAAATACCAGAGATTGGTAATTTATTGAGGCCGAGTTTGATTGTGAGGGAAGATCGCGCTGTTTTGTGAGTTCGTCGAGAATGAAAATTACAACACACAAAATGACTGGAAGAACTTATGAAGGTGTTGCTGTTTGCCGATCTAATAAAAAAGAAAATTACTGGTACATTACGCCATATGAGAGAAATAATATTGGAACATACTACCATGTAAATAATATCTTCAAACGTGATGGTTGCAACATATATTTCAAAACTAAAAAAGAAGCTGTTGAGTTGAAGAAAAGTCTTAGACTTACTTTTTATGATTTGATGCATGATACATTCGATAAAATAGGAGGACTCTCATGACCGACTATAACTTTGGCTCTTGATATGCGATAGAGGAGAAATAACAATGGAATTTTTAAATAAAGAAATTTGCGAGAAGCTTACGGCCTCAAACTGTAAATTTTGGATTAATAATCAAAATCTTTGGAAATACGAAGACTTGAGGTTTGATCGTGATGCTGATTATGAAATAATACACTCCAATGAATATGTGCGTGAATGCAAGCATCCAAAACTTGTTTTTTATGAGCGTCCATATTGAAAGGGTTCGATAAAGAGCCTGTATTGGAGGCTACTTTTAAAGCACAAATTATTTATCAAAATAAAGTTTATAACTGGGCTGAAAACATCGCTGATGCCATTGAGCTTTTTGAGGAGATGCCAGTAAAAACAATAATAGGAAAGATGGCTGATGGAGAAACTTTTGAAGAATTTTATTGGTGTCAAAATATATGGAAAGGTATTGTTTCAAAACAAAAAACAGTCATTCTAGCTATTTGCTTAGCTTGGATTAATTGGAAGGAAAAAAATGCCTAAAGAACTTATTATAAAAAAATATGCAGAGAAATTTGTATGTCTCATAAAAGAAATATTGGGGGAAGATGGGCTTGATGCCAATGAAATTTACGGGATAGTTTCGGCTATGGTAGCATCACTTAAATCTATAATTTCACCAGAAGAAAAGTTGCCGAGTTCTTCTGATGAGATTCATTAATATGAACATAGAAGACTATAAAAGATGTCCATTGTGTGAAGGTCGCAAGCGTTTCTCGAAAGGGAAATGTAAGCAATGTAACGGTATTGGCTATGTTAAAAAATAAACTATGAAAACACTAAACGAAAAAGAAACCGAAGCATTCCTAGGTAAATTACGGATGATGAATCTTTCATCCGCTAAAAACCCATACGAAAAAAAATGCTTAAGTGAAATCCTGAATTTAAAAAAAGGGATGTCCTATATAATTTTAAATGAAAAATGGTCTCGAAAAAATAGGCCGCCATCTTATTATTGGCCATTTTTAAGAAATATGGGGCTTCTACAACACTTTCAATTTAAGCAAATTAAAGACTATGGGTACATTTGTATATGTCTGAAAAACCAATTGTAAAAGAATACTGTTTCCACTGTGTGAAAAAAGATCAAGAAATATCTTTTCTTAAAAAAAGAGTGCTCACTTATTCTAAATATTTTTCTAGGATTAAAAGAAGCAAAAAGCAAATACTAAGCTTAATTAGAATTTTTATGAAAGAGAGAGCTAAATAGAGATTTGAGTTTTAAAGCTGTTCTCCCAAAAGTATAAATGCCTGTTGAAATCCCCGCTGCCGCAAGAGCTGATTTAGGTGGCAATATTTGAGCCGCGGCACCAAAAATATTCGCTAAACTAAACGCGAGAGTAAGCCAAAACTCGGAAGTTTTAACCCCTTTTTTTATTTTGTCCTCGCTATTTTCTAAAGTCGGGACTATCCCTGAGTATGGTGATGAATCAAAATCAGATTCTTTTAGCCCGCCGATTGGCTCAAAACCACTAATAAGCGTTCCCTCTACAATAGGGGCCACAGATTTTATCTTAGCCGCTTCTTTTTCAGCTCTCTTTAAAACCTTTTGCATTGAGTCTGTTATTTTCATTTTTAAATTATCTCAGGAGGATAGGGGTAAGTCAATATTAAATTAATTTAAGCAATTTAAGTCTTTTAATTTTTTAAGGTCATTACAACTTAATCTTGCATTATTATCATGGCCAACATACTTTTTTATAAGTTCTAAAGTTATCTGCATTTCGTCTTGCTTTTGATCCATCCTCTCTTGTCTTTCATTCATTTCGAATTGCGCTTTTGCTGTCTGGTCAACTCGAAATCTTAAATCTGCATAATTAGTCGTGCCCAAGCAAGCCGATCCTATAATCGCAAACCAAAATTGCCAATTTTTTAAAAATCCATTGTCAGAATTATTTTTTTCCAAACAAAACCCCCTCTTTCTTTCTTCTTTTAACAAGACCTTTTAATGGGACTAGTTTTCCATTAACCCTTCCATGGACCCATTTATTAAGCTCTGATGGCACAGAGGCATAGTCAGACCTGTTTAATTTTTTAAGTAACGTAGAATCTTCGAGGGCCGCACCACCTAAATTAAAAGTGAAGCTCACAAGAGCATTAAATTGGTTTTGGGTTAAAGGAACTTTAACATTATTTCGTACCGAATATTCAGCCTTTTTTAGATCTTGGCGCAATAGTTCTTCGGCCTCGGCCTCACTAATACCTTTAGAAAAATCCTCTCCAAAACGAACGAGGTGGCCGAATCCAATCGTCTCTTTACCAACTGAATCCTTGTATATTTTTTTAGAAAACCCCTCAAATTCTTTGATAAGGTCTATCCCATTATTGTCTGTTGTCTGATTAGCCATTTTTCTTTTTCTTTCTACCAGACAAAAGAATACGAATATTAATACCGCTAGGAATATCCGAGCGCATTTCTTCACATTCTTCTTCTTCGTTATCTACTTTCTCAGGCTCATCCATATCAGCGTAAGCCCTTTTCCCCTCATCTTCTGGAATTGGCGGAACCGGAATTGGTGGAAAGTTTTTCTTTTTATATTCTTCCGATTTTTTCATTAATTTACTGAATAACTTCATGTGGTGCCTTTCTATTTATTGTTTTCCTTTTTATAAAATTTTTGCTTACCTTCTTCATCTTTTCTGCTTTTCTCTAAATTTTGTATACTATAAGGGCCAAATAAAATAGCCTTCAATTCTTCCGAACCTTTTAATTCAGCGTCTTTAACAGCCTTCAATCCTTCCGATGTTTTTTTGTATTGCGAGCCACCAAAAGGAGTTCCAAAAGTAGTAATTAAACTTTTTGGGTTTTTAAAAGCTTTTTGAGTCGCACTTAATAAAGGAGGCCCGCCACCATACATACCAAAATCAGTTTTGCCAAAATATTTCTTACGTTGAATGTCCGGCACAGCCATTGCCAAGGTTTGTCCTCCGGCCATATTCCCTAAAAACTCACCAGCCAATCTGCCAAGGCGCTTACCAATATCAACCGCCCCAGAATCTTTTTCATCCTTCTCTTGCGTTGCCGCATCAATAACTGCTCCCGCTGGGTCAAAAATAGGTGTCCTATTCATTAATTGTGTCATGGCCAAATTAAATAAATGAGAATACACAATTAGCTTAACAACCTTGGCTTTCTCTTTTGTCCCAAGATCATGGAAATAATGCTGCATCATGTTATTAACTTCTAACTGGAATTGCATAGTCAAATTCCCAAGTTTGCTCTGAAACATCAATGGTTTTGCACCTAAATCCCTATTTCCTATCTGTCTCCCAGTTTGAAAGTCAGCATCCTTGATCGCCTGAAAACCATTAAGCCCTTTATTTAAAGCCTTTGCATGATTTGCACGCCAAGATGATTCCACCATAAACCTTTCAAAAATGCCTAAAGGTTTTGCCGCAATATCAGAAGCTTTTTTACCAAAAGTTTTTTTAATAGGAGTCGTATCTAAATATCTCCTTTGTAACCAAGGCGATTTATCTAAAGCAGAATCTTTGCCCGCAATAGTGTCTGCTATTGTACTTATCATACCTTTGGCCATATTAAAATTGCCTGCGTGTGCAATCGTCGCTGGTAAAGATGACCCTTGCATTACAATAGACCCTAAATTTCCTACGATAGCATTAGACGCTAATCTTTGGCTTGCAATATCAACAACCTTCATAACTTTTCTTCCTGTTACTTTTTGTAACCACCTATCCATTGGATTTGTTTTACCGGCTAATGCATTGGCATGGTCGTGCATCATCTCAATAAAATTATTTAAATTTAATTTATTTTTCCCAGCCTCCGAAGCTAAAGCATCCGCAAAAGCTCTGTATCTTGCGATAATAGGCGTGATATGTTTTTGTAAAAGAGTGGGTCGTAAATAACTATCAAAGACATGGACGGCATCATCAACAAACGCTTTATCGCCAGTTCTCTTTTTTGAAAATGGATTCCAAGATTGAGTTGGTTTTGTGAATTGAGAAATCCCTGCTAATTGCGGGTCGATATTGTCCTTTTCGAAAAACTTCTCAAAAACGTTAGCAACATCTTTTGCGTGAGTATAATAATTTTCTCTTTTAGGAATTGGCTTCTTGCGTTGCTGTACCAAAACATCATTCGTTTCTTTTAAAATTTGCTCATACCAACCTCTAAAAAGCTTATCAGCCTTAACAATACCCTCCCATTTATTGGGAAACTGGCTCTTAAGCTCTTCTAAAGTCAATCTGCCTTCCCCGTATTTCATTGTTGCCGCAGATTCCTTGCTTCCTACTTTAATCCCGAGATCGTTTTTAATTTCTTTGTCTATTTTCTCTTTCCACCCCGAATGCTCACGAGTCATTGCCGTCACAGCGTCTTCCCTTGGCTCGATTAAAAATTTTCTATATGTCGGATAGTTTTCTTTTGTGACCTGCTCAATAGCCCTATCTAAATCTTTATATTGTGTTTGCGCACCATGAAGGTCTTTAAATTTAGAAGCCTCTTGCACAATTTCTTGCGGCACTTTTTCACCGCCAGCCCTTACCACCATTTCTTTGCCTGTTTTATAATTTATTTTTGTAGCCCATTTTTTCCTTGGAGGAATTAAATCTTGCTGGCCTTTAATCTTCTCGGCGCTCTGAAAAAGCTCATCAGGATTAAATGAGGTGTCTACATCCTTTCCCAATGGCTCTTGTGCGTCAAAAGAAGTGTCATCTACATCCATTGATTTAGAAAGCTGGTCGTGATATTCTTTCTCTTCCGAATATTTTTTAGCAAAATCATAAAAATCACCAGCCGCTTTATTCTGACGATCAGTTAGATTGTCATTGTTTAAAATCTTTTCTATTATTGCTAGTTGCTCCTGCTTACTAAGCCCAGTATCTTTTATCGGAAATGTCGAGTCAGCCCCAACCCATTCTTGAGTGCCACCTACTCCTAATTGCTCCGAATCCTTTGGCATTCTATATCCAGCTTCAGCAGATGAAATCTGATCTCTTAAAACATTAAACCCTTCAATCATATTCGGTGAAATTTCATCTCGTCCACCGAGAAGCTTATCAAAAACCTTGCGGACATCATCAGTCATTTTTATATCTAAGGCGCTACCCGATAACTTCTGATAGATATTTGTCATCCATCTTTTAAACTTTTCAAAAACTAAAGATAATTGTGCATTCGGAGCCTTGCCATCTCTTAAGTATTTCTCAAACCCACGAGCAAATTTTTCCTCGTGATGCCGCTCCCATTTATCCTTATCAGCACCAACCCAATCTTTTACAACTTGTAGATCAATCCCATTTAAATCCCTTCTAAAAACATGCCCGAGCTCATGCACTGCTGTTGAAACATCTGCTTTTTGAAAAGCCTTAATTATAGCGCGGCCATCATTGATAAACTCTGTTGATCCTTTTACTTTTGATTTTGATCCTCTCTCAACTCCAGCAATTTTTTCAGCGTACCAATCATTAGCGGTTTTATTGTTTTCTTTTGCCCAAGTTTCTGCACGAGCATCTGAAATGGCCATAACTGCATTAGCTTTTTCTTCTGGTAATAAGAATTTACTTTTTAAATCCTGTTTAAGATTTTCCCTTAAATATGTTGGCGGAGAAGGTTCTGGAGGTAGAATTTCTTTCGGAATAATTTCGGGGATTTTTTCGAGACTAATAGGCTCTTCTCTTATAGGAGCAACCTCTTGAGGCACAACCTTCTCTGGAATAACAGGCGAAGTTTTAAAAGGATTCCCATCTTCTAAGTGCCGAGTATTAACATCATTAGGTAATGGCTCTTGTCGAATAATGTTTGGGATACCTTGGTTAGGGTCATAGCCCATTTCTTTCGCTAACTGTTCAGCCTTTGCATTCTCTAAATCTATCCCCTTATTTTTATCGCTAACTGCCTTTTGAATTTGATCTGTATTAAATTTTTTAATTGTAGCTGGATCAAGGCTAATCCCAAGATCAGGCACGACCTCATTTTGCCCCGAGACACTAGCCCCACGACCTAAAGCATGCTCCGCCATTTTCTTCGCAAAAACTGAATTTAATAATGCGCCAGTGCCTCCAGCCACGCCCTCTTTTATATTCTCATCTGTAATGCCTTTTTTTAATTGCTCTGCGCCTTCAATTCCACCCTCAACCGCACTCGGTAAAAAAGCCCCAGAAGCTAACTTTCCTGCCACACCTCCACCACCAGTAGCCGCAAGCAAAGCAATATTAGCAGGGGTTCCTAATCCATGAGCAAAATCAACAATAGGGCCAGAAACTCCCTGTGCTACTTGCAAATAAGGGTTATCATCCCCAAGCCCTATTACACTGCCAATTTTATCTAATGCCTTGTCAGAATCTTGGCTTGTGAATGGGATTAAACTTTTATTTGACAGTGATGTTAAATCTATTCCTCCTGCCTGTTCGTTAGCTGTTAGCGGCTGTTCCTCAATCTGTTGTAACTTCCGGCCTAAGTGGGCTCCAGTTTGAGGCGCAACACGAGATAGAAGTTTTGCCGCTGGCGTAGCTATTTGTGCGCCCTGAACCTCTACAGCTCTTTTGGCAGAAGCCCCAGCGTTACTATCCATCAATGCACCGACAGGGCCTAATGCGGAAGATACGGCGCTTTTAAGATCAGCATTTTTAATGGCGTCTTGAATGGGATGAGATTCTGGCTCTGGTTCAGGAACTTCAAACCCTAAACTTCGCAGTCTTTCTCTTTTAGGGGCTAAATCAGGGTCTAAAATTGACCTGCCTTGCCCCTCTTCAATATCTTCTAATTGCTTTTTAGAAAGGCCCGCTGACTTTAAAAAAGTTTTTTGTGTTTGCTCATCTATAGGCGCAGGATCATCGGCTTCGGTTTCAGGCACAGAGAACCCTAAGGAACGAAGCTTTTCTCGTTTCTGTTTTTTATCTTCTCCAAATATACTTTGATTCGCCATATATTATTTGAAAAAATCAGTGAAAACATTTCCTTTTGGTTTTTGTGCCGGAGCAGACAATGGAGTATTTGGGATTTTATTTTTCATTCTATACCGTTGAATAAAATCAATATCGGCATCATTTGGGTCAATTTTATTTTTCAGGTTAGTTGTTACTCTTGATAATGCTTCATTATACGTATCATCTTCATATTTTCCTTTATCAAATCCTAACCTTGCCCAGCCCAAAGAATCATCCTTACCGGACTGACTAATTCTTTCATCCTGATTTTGTAATATCCTATCGGCTTTATCTGCTTCAGATAAATTTTCAATATGTTTACTCGTAGCCTCCATATTTGCCGCCTGTTTTTTATTCTTACTTATGTGCTTAAATAATCCTGTCATTGCTATCGCCGGCAGTGCTCCAACACCTGTTGCCGCTCCCAACAATCCCGCCCCACCATATTGTAAAAGTTTTTTACCTAACTTTTCTTTAGGAACTTCAGGCACTTTTTGGTTGTAATTAGCGAGCTGGTTTCTAAGCAGAGATTGCCGCGAAAAATTATCTGCTTCAGTATCTAACGGGCTAACTTGATCTTCATTCGGTTGTACAGAATCCGATTCTTGTGGCTGAAGATTCCCCGCCATCAATCTCCTTAAAAACGATTTCTTTTTTTGTTGTGTGTTATTAAAATCCATGTTTTCCTTTCTTATTACATTGCTTTTGCTACATTAGCTACGCCACTTGTATATTGTGAAAAAATTGAAGGCTGAGTTGAAGTTGATCTACTGCCAACACGTTTTCCATAAAGATCATTATACATCTGCATTAACGCCTCATTCTTAGTTTGTTGGGCTTTCTGTTGATCCGACATTAAATTTGCTTTGTTAAATCTATCCGAAGCAATATCTTTTTGTTGTCCAGCTAAAAGATTCGCATGATTATAATTCTCACCAGCCTGTGATTGCTGTTGCGTTTGTTTCTGCTGAATAATCTGATTAAGGGCATTAACATCAAGCGCATTACGCGAGCTTGCCAATGTCTTACCTGTGTCCCTACCTATCGTAGTCGCCGCAAAAGCTCTTGCCCCTGCATCGCGAGTACCAATGGCTTCATTCGCCTGAGTTTGCGCGTCATTTGCTTGGCCTAAAATATCAGCTCTTTCACCCATGTATTGTTTATCAGCCATGCTATTTATAGCAGTGGGGTCAGCAAAATTAAATTTATACGGCTTTGATTTATTAGCGTAATTAAAATTATAAGGGTGATAATTTGAACCAGCGTTAAAGTTAACACCACCACTTTTAATATTCTGGCCTACTTCTTTAGCTAAGAACCCCTCCAATGGAGACCCCTTTGCTTCATTCGTTTTACTTACGCCTCCAAATAAGGCATCTTTTGCACCCCCTAAAACTTTTTTAATAAAACTCATAGACCTACTCCTTTTTTAATTTGTAATAATAAAAAACACTTTCAAAATTTCCATTGACAGAAACAAATTTTTCTATCTTCCCAATCAGAATATGCCCTTGCTTCTGCAATTCTTTATTGGAAGCTAAATCGTTTTCAAATGCCTGAGTAAAAAGCATCCTGCTATTTTTAACTTTAAAACAATATTCTTCAATTTTCTCTAAAGCTTGTGAGCCTAATTTATTCCCCCACTTAGTTTTTTCTATAAGAATTGCAAATCTTGTCATCCCATTTGGCGTATCGTCTAAAATAACCATGCCAACTATTTCATTTTCGACTACTAAAAATAAAACCTCACAGCCTAAAACAGAAGGTAAATTTTCACATTCCTGTTTAGTCAAGAACCTATTGAAACTACAAAAAAAACGTCGATATTCTGGTTGAGTATTCCAGAAAAAAACAAGCTCTGATAGTTTTTGATCAAATGGGATTAAGTTCATTTTGTTTATTTAATTCCTCAATTTTCTTTAATAGCTTTTATCTATTGATCTCCTATAGCTATAAAACTAAACCCGCAATCCGTAAAAGCCCCAGATGACGGGTCTACAAATGTTACAACAAAATAAGCTACGTTCTGTGTAACGCTAACACTCATGCTTGGGACCTTTGCAGTTATTGAAATACCATAGCCAGTGTTTGCAAAATTTGTGTTAAAAAAAACTTGATAATTCCCTAATGAAATTCTAGTCACTGAAGAGATATTATAGGAAGCAGTAAGAGCAGGCGCTGAGGTAGATGTCCCCCATGCCTTAACAATACCATTTCTGTTTGCATAATTTGCTGTAGGAGGGTCAACATTGCCTAAAAGCAATTCTCCAGAAGTATTAAAAGTAGAATTTGTATGAATTATTACGGATGTAGCAGTAGCGCTAATGGCCTTAACTCCACCTGCAAAACGATCTAAAACATTTGCTGATGTTTCAATGTCATAGCTATCCCCCGCCTGAGCTACTCCATCAAAAAATATTTTATTGCCTGATGAAATACCTATCCCTGTTGCGCTGATTGAAAATCTGTCAACGCCACTAGCTTTTACAGCTACAACACCGGCAGAAGATTCGCGAATAGAAGTGCTCCCAGCCTGAGAAGCTCCATCCAAGAATAATTGATTAGTAGCTGGAATCCCAACGCCAGTATTAAGAATTGTAAAACTACGAACAGCATTACTGTAAGCTTCTATTATTCCATCAACTGCATTATTTGTAAAATATGTGTCCCCAATCAATCCCGCTCCATCTAAATAAAATCTCGCTCCATTAGCAACTCCAAAGCTTCCAGTCGCCCCATCAACAAAAAACTTTAAAGTAGTGCCGGCATCGGAATAAATTTTAAAATCTGCTCCTGAGTTAAGGCTTACGCCCCCTGTAAAAGTAGGGCTTGCACTTAAAACTATCGTTGTCCCCGTCCCTGTCTTATCGGAAACGTTACTCCCGTCTAAATCTGTGTACAACGGATCAACCAAATTCATCACGTCCGTTGCGTATGCTGTTGTGTTCTCTGCTAAAAATACTGTTTGAACGGCCATATTAAATTCCTCCTTCTATTACTAATTTTGTAGGCAAATCATCCCGCTTAGGTAACTTCATACCACTTTCTTTTAAGTTTGTCATAATTAAAGCGATATCGCTATCAGTGACGCATTTTTGACATAATGCTACTCTAATCCAAACTCCATTGTCAAAAAATAGTTTAGCTTCTTTAAACGTCACTTTTCTGATGGTAAATTTTCCGCTCATATCTCTTACGAGAATTTGGGCGTCACACTGCATGCACTTACCAACTTTATTTTTAACATTTTGTGTAATCATGAAAATCCTGACAGATAGCCCAAATCCTGTACTGTGAAACTCACAGCGTTACATTGAAATGGATGTCCTGCTTTTTTAGACGATATTCCAAAGCGTATTCTTTGAAATCTAAACCCATCTGGAAATCTTTCCCTGTCATTGAAAACCTGCACACCTCCCCAGGTAAATAAAGACCAAATAGCATTGCCCCATGTTGCACCAGCAGACGATAAGGAGATAGGGATTATAATCTCTTCCTGATCTCTACCAGTTTGCATCTGTAAAATAATGTCAACGGGGTATTCCCCCATCGCATTCAAGTTGCAGAAGAAATCAAAGCCCTGCTTAATCGAGTTATAATTTCCCGTAATGCTTTTCCAGTTTGTGAAATGCGTGGAATCGTAACCACCTATCGTATATTCATCATCTTCGACAGGTGTCACATTCCAATTATCTCTCAAAGTTAAAGTGTCAATGGTATTTGATACGACAAAATTTTGTTGATTTTGCGCGGAACCTGTCAACATATTAACAGGGCAACCTCTAAAAATATTTGTTGTCCATGTCGCTGTAGTATCCGTTAACGTATTAGATGTCGCACTCGTAACAACCCCATTCTCTTCGGCCCCATCACCGTACATTATAGGGTCATTTCTTTTCCAAATAAAACCAAAACTATCTACGGTCACTAAAGTCGGTAGATTATCGATAACGTGCGTAGCTAATGTCGCACAATTCATATAAGGCCACGGAGCCCAAACAGGTTCGCCACGAGATAAACTTTGCGTCTCGTTATAAGTCAGTACCCAGCTATTTGAAGATGAATTAATCGGGAGTGCTACATAAACAAAAGTTCTATCTCCCGCAGGATAAAAAGCCATGCGACATTTATTTTTATTTGCTAAAGAAATTTGTCCTAAAATACTGTCGACCTTTGTTGAAAGTGGATCTCTTAAGCGCAATAACTCATTGTCAAAATCAGTTGGATAAATTGGATAGATTTTAAAATCAGTGCCTAGAATATAAAGTATTTTATCCCCCACCGCGCAATCATTATTAAAAATACCTATTGCTAAAGAAAATTTCTTAGGGCTATTTAATATGGTGGAACCGTCGGAAGAGCGCGAACCTTTCAAAACCCATGCCCCATTTTTAGTACCAATCACAAGGCAATTATAAAACTCAACCAAGCACGTTATTTCAGCGTCACAAACCCAACTTAATGTTGCTAAATAACTCCAAGGTTTTCCGTTAGGAGAAAATCTTAAAATCTTAGGATCACTGGCGTCAACGCTTGTAAATCTATCCTCGTAATATTCAAAAATTTTTGTTAAAGGCAAAATTGTATTCGTAATTTCTTCTGCTATATTCCCATCGGCCGCAGTGTTGTCTACATAACTTGTCGTCGCATTATCATTTATCACCGTCAATCGATAATAAACACCGATACTCGTCGGGCTTTTTCGATAGATAATTCGGCAAGTAACTTGTGGGTCGGTTGAAACTTCGATGTTCGACAAAGTTATTTGTCTATTAATAGCAATCGTGATTGTAGATTCTGGCCCATTATCAGAAACCTGCTCAATATCTCCGCCTGTCTGTCTGCCAAAAACAACGTAATACGTATAGTCACCAGCGGGCAAAGTTCCCGCTCCACTGTTCGTAAGTGTCGGAGCCACGACCGGAGCCACAATACTTAAATTTGTCCACGTCCCATTATATTTTAAATTTGTATTAATCCCATTCCCATAAATGGCGTAATCATCGAATTGATTACTCACCATCGTAAAATCAGGGACAGGAAAGGAAGGGTCAAGCCCCGTCACCGACGCGGTGGGGGTTGTGAAAGAATCATAAATAGCAGTGCCAGCAGCAGTAAACTGAGTAGTAATTGAGGCGTCAGCATTTTGGTAAATAAAAGTTTTTAATCCCTCTGGATTTCCAGCAATAGGCGTTGGAATTAATCCGACCGTAGAAAGAAAAGAAGACCCTAGGCGTGTTGCCGCGCAACCATCTGTTGTATAATCACAATTAGATGAGTAACTAGAATCTGTATCAGCGACTTTTTGCGGGGTCGATTTATAATCAACACCTCCTGACAAATCGTTGAAATCATACGTCTGCGGCTGTCTTCCCATCTTGATTCTCTACTTTCATTTCAGATTGTTTTTTGAATAAAAAAGAAGATCCACTATTCCATAACCACTCATTAATATTTTCTATGTTGTTTGCTTTCAAAATTGAAACTAGATTAAAATTTAACCCATTTGAAGCCAGCTCCACCTCAAGCTGTTTTAATTTTAAAATTTTAAAAATTTCTTCTAGTTTTTCCGACTCTGATTTTTTCAGTTCTATTTTGTCTATCATGGTGTTATTCTCCAAGTTTGTAAGAATGAATTACCTTTCACTGTCGTATCTGTCCCGCTTGAAACAGCCTGCGCAAATTGAAGCTGAACTGTGCCAGCAGTCGAACTATTAATGATAGTCCCAAAAATATTTAATGACGTTGCTGTTAATGTAGTAGAAACACTTATAGGGTTTGCAATTGTATTTCCTGTTAAATACCCTGTGCCGGCACCTTGAGCACTTAAGAACCATCCACCCGTAGCTCCTGCAGGAATAGTAAACCCAAACTTTGATTGTCCAGTTGCATCACAAATAACTGCCAAACTAATAGAGAAATACCAAGTTTCATTTGCCAGAATTGGAAATGATAGAGAGGTACAATCTGCTAAAGTGGTTGAACTATTAATAGATTGATCTGAAGTTTTTAATGCCAGCGTAACATTTTTCAATGCCGCTGTTCCAAGTGGTTGAATTAATAAAGCCATAATTTTCCTTATGCTGGAGAACGTGTTGAGGCATTACTTCTTGCAGAAGCATTCCCTCTTATTTTTAATGGCACTTCGGTTGACCAAGCCCCACCATTAAGAGTGCCATTTTTATTATTTCCAGAAGAATCAGTAATTGTAGTCCCTGATCCATTGGAGTATAAAAATTCATAGTCTAAAGAAGTCCTATCCACTATTGCGTAATAATAATCGTTCTGAATGTCAGAAGCCGATAACTCTCTGGTGTAAAATCTAGTCTGTGCAATATTCCCATAAAACTTTGCTGTGTCAGTTTTATTCTGTCCGATACGATGAGAGCCAGTGGCAGAAGTGGGGGTGATGGTAAAAACACCGACGACCACTCCATTTGCGTAAACATTTACAGTTGTTCCAGATGTCCTATATGTAAGGGCGTAATAATTCCATTGCCCTTGCTGAACAATGAACGAGGTATTATTTGTCGAGCCATTTATGAAAGTGCTAAGTTTATTATTTAATCGGTCTATATATAACCAAGTCCGACCAGTTCCAGCCCCACCATTTTGTTGAGAATATAAATTAGCGTCATTTGCTGGCGTGCCATCTTTTGGCACTACATCTAATTTGGCCCACATAGTAAGGCTACAATTACCGGAATTAGGGTCAAATTGTTCAAGAGCAATATCAATATAGTCACCAGAACCATTAGGGTAAAGGATGCTATAATTCATCTCTCTAGTTTGCAGTCTCGGTTGTGTTATAACTGGTCTGGCCATAAATTATACGTAAGAGCATCCTGTCATATGGTCACCCGCTGTTGCCGCTGTATATGTGTTTTTAGTTGTGCTCCATCCCCATGTGATACCTGTCGAACAATAAAGACCCCCCTGCATACCGGCCAAATCTGTTGGGCCTAAAATAATTTGAGCTCCAGTAGGGACAACAAAACTTGGAATAAAAGGTACTTCTCCTCCTGCTAATGCCGTTGTCGTGTTATGGATTTGAAGGTATCGAGTAGCCGCATTATTATTATGCCCATTCAAAGAGAATAAATTCCCAGCTCCATTTTTAACTCTTAATGTTACTACAGTTCCAAAATCAGTATTGATTGTAGCCGCATAAGTTGAGCCTGAAATTGGTTTAGTGGCACAAGCAAAAACTGAATTTGTTTGATCTTCACCAGATAACAAAGTACTTAATGTAGAATTTAACGACCCATTTGAATTAACCTGCAAATCTGCTCGCTGGCCGTTGGTAAATGTAGGCGCTGAAGAGTTATAAACTCCACCAACTTTAACAGGGTTACCAGAATCAGAGGCCGCACTCGCCACGTTACCCACCATTTGGCCATTTAAATTTGCTGCAGTGCTTTGTACTGCTGTCACAGTCCCGATTGCATTAGCCCCAGCAGGAAGTGCCGCAGAAATCGTTACAGCCCCAGTATTACAGGCCGTAACCTTACCATTTAACGTACTTAAAGTTGCTTCTGTCGATGCTCCAGTAGGCAAGCTAACAGTGCCAGACACGTTTGTAATATTCCAAGTTCCTGATTGCGTTGCCGCTAAAGTTCCTGAATCAACAACCGTATGAAGATTTGTGCCTGTAGGTTGTACCACCGTCACGTTTCCAGTAACCCCACCACTCTTAATATTAACGTCCAAAGCGTTTGATGTGGCTCCAATTACGTTACCACTACCGTCAACAATTTGACTCTTTTGACTGCCATCGCTTTGTTGTGTTGAAGTTGCGGCTAAAGCTGGTAAAGGCAGTGCCGCGGCCGAGATCGGTTGGGTAACTCCTGATCCGTCCACTGGAAGTCTACCTGTGGCTGGTGTGTATTGTGCAAGATTCACATTTCCTATTGTGTTACCCCCAGCAGGTAAGGCCGCCGAGATAGTCACCGCTCCGGTATTACAGGCCGTAACTTTGCCGTTTAAAGTTGAAAGTGTGGCTTCTGTCGAAACCCCAGCAATAGTTCCTAAGTTCGCTGTCACAGTTCCGGAAACTGGTTGTGTTGTTGCAGATCCATCCACACTCACAACACCAGTTGCCGAGACTTTAACGCCAACTAAATTCGTGCCATCGCTACCACCAATTAAAGTACCGCTGGTAGGAGCTACCGCGCCTGTCAAACCAATTGAAGCATTTGAAGCCGTGATACTTCCAGAGATAGGAATTGCTGACTGATCCGAAGCAATAACAACTGCCAAAGAATTGGCCATTGTTTTTTGATTTAAAGTGGCTGGTAAAACTAATTTTCCGTCAATGGAAGAAAGACTTGTATTCCCTGTGGTTTGTAACGCTGAAGTCGAAGCACCTGTAGGAAGTGCCGAGCTAGAAACTACTACGGCCCCAGTGTTTACGGCCGTAATCTTGCCATCAATCGAAGTAAGGGTTGTATTCACACCTCTTAATTTAGCAGAAATTGTGCCAGCAGTATTGCCAACCACACCTGCATCAGCGGTGTTTCCCTCTGCCACATCAGCGCCGTTTGCTATTGTCACCGCTCCACCACCGCCACCACCGCCAGAAATATCGGCTCCGGTAGAGTCTAAAACTACGACGCCATATTGTCCAGGGGTCGCAGTTGATTCGATGATAGTATTTAATTGTAGTGTGCCTAAATCATTTTCTGGTGTTGCCATAAATTCTCCTAATAAGGGTTGTTATAATTTATTCCATAGGGCTGAATTGGTGACGGCCCCGGGTTCTTTTTGAAATACATCGCTAATCTTTCTTCCCAAAGACTTCGCTCATCTAGCCAAACCTGCATGCCCATTTCACCACCTGTTAAACTCTTGTTCATGAGGGCCACGTTAATGCAGGTATCAATCGTAATTAAATTTTCTAAAATAGCAGGGAACTCCACATCAAACTCAAAAGAATCATCTGTTGTTGCTGTTGGAAATTCTGGCAAGTAATAATAATCTAATCTCAGTCCAGATGTCGCATATGTCCCCGCAACTTCATCCCAAGGTAATTCGCTGAAATTAGGAACTGGTAGAAGCTGTATGCCGTTCCCCTTTTCAAAGTATCCATCGAACATAAAGAAACCGCCGGCTACGTACGAAGTCCAGTTAGAAGCATATCTCTTCATCTGCTTTGTAATTGGCTTCTGCTCTCCCGTTGGGAAAATACGAGCTAAAATCTCTGTCTTATAAAAAGGCAAATCTAATGCAGATAAATCAATAAACTCGTTGTAAGCATCAAAACCCAGATAAACCGTCGTCTTAAAATAGCCGCAATCGTGCTCAATCAAATCCAAAGTGTACTTCGTATACGAAGACCCGATAGCGAGTTTTAACTCCGGATTTTTGAAATACCTTTCGGTAACTTCATTGAGCCGAATGCGGCAATTTGTAACGATGGTTCCTAAATCACTCATTTTTTAGTGTTCTCTGTAGTTTTTACTTCAACTTTTTTAGCTATATTTTCAAAGTCGATGCCAACAACTTTCTTTTCTTCTTTGGGTTGCACCGGAACGGATTTAGTCATCGAAGAATAAATTTTATTTAAATCTTCTTCCGAACTAGCTCCGATTGTTACTTCCTCAAGAAGTTTGAACATCTCGCCTTTGTAATCAGCGGGCTTAATTTCAAAATCTTGCTTCTCGCTTTCATTAAGTTCCACAATTTCTAAAACGTAGTCCCGAATCTTCTTAAGCGTGAGATACATCGGCGTAATTTCAGGTTCTCTATTCCCTGCTTTTTGCTCCGCGAAACGCCCTTCCCAACCACGAATTGCAGGATTAATTTGCTGTAATAAATAATTCTTAAGGCTCTGCTGTACTAAAGGCTCAACCTTAGATTTATCGCGCAATCTATCCAAAGAAAGCTCGATGATTCCTTTTTTGTCCGCACGTTTTTTAATGTAGCGAATAAAATCGTAATCAACCAACGTCACGGCCTGTGGTTTAAATCGAATCGGGTAACCACAAGCGAGAATCTTTACCTCTACTGGTAACGGGTTTAAATATGGTATTTGTAACATAACTTCCTTTCATTAATTGGCTTGGGCGGCTCGTGAAGCATTATTTAATTCCTTAATAAATTTTTTCCTGCCTGCTATCTTATGGCGCTTGTCATTCACTAAATATTTATCGAATGTTTTTCCGTATTGTTTAGAGACTTTCTGGTTAATATTTTTAATTCCTAAAACATTCTCACCTCTTTGATAGCGACCTATCATGTCGTAATAGCCCGTTGTCTTCATGTCATAGGCGTTTTCTTCCATCGCTTCTAATTTCTCTTTTGCATAAAGATCGTCCGACTGTTTATACATGTCATCGAAATACTTTTCTTGACCTAGCTTCTCTTTTTTATCTCTCTTCTCTTTATAATATTTAAGGTTCTGAATCACCCAAGGCCCATATTCTCTTGCCCCACCTATTCTACCCGATAATTCCATAAGCCGATGAGGCGGGTGTTGGAAAGCATTCCAAATATAAATCGCCCACAACTCAGTTTTCTTTTCCCACAACAAAAATAAATCCGGGTCGTAAGCATGCAATTCAGCTTGAGCAGGATGCCATTTACCCCATATACAACGACCATTAGGGTCTAATTCCGTAGACCATAAATTATCGCCGTCAGGCATTTTAAAAGTTGTCCATCTTACGTTCTCGAGCATAAAATAAAGGGAGGGGATTTTAGCCCCCTCCCTCATTAATTACTTAGTCGGTTGATATAGGTTTGTAATACGGCTCAAACCTTTACGTTTCGTACCCACATAGCAAAGGTTTGCAATCTCAGTGTAATACGCCGAGAAAGCATCCGTGTTGCTGATCTGAGTAAACGGGCTAGCACCTTCCGTAGGAGGAGAAAGTTTAAGCTTTTGTTTGTAAGACCATTTAATATCGTCTTTCATTAAAAGCATGACTTCACCGCCATAAATATCGTTGGTGGCTACCCATTCGAATTTGTCATACATGACTTTGACAGCACCAGCTTGGATGTCGCCAGCTTCATATCTAACTTTTTGCAATTCAGTGTTTTTGAAAACACGTAATTGTTGACGGTCAGATAAAAGAGTGTCAATTTCCTTGCCCATTCCAGAGTAGAACTTCGCACGGTTCAAGGTTTGGTTTAACAAATCTTGAGCGATTGGAGCGCCAGACGCATCAACTACAGTTGCGTCATACAATGGATAGTTAGTTAAATTGACGTTCTGGAAAGTATCGTCAAATTCACCTTGCTCGGATACAATGCCGCGTAGTCCAGCATAGCATGCAGAGGTCTGCATGGAATTACCGTATACGGCTTGATCCATAGTGGTGGCTTTACAGATAACATCTCCAGATAACCAAGTAGCATTTCTATCGAGAGTGACGGTATTGGTTTGGTAGTCGATATCAGTTACTTTCGGAGCATTATCAACATTCAATGCGAATGTCGTAACTTTAACCCAAGCCGAACCGCTAACGCGGAAAGCTTCTAAGGGTTCGCCGATAATAAACTGAGTAATATCGTCACAAATTAAAGCGGTTGTGGCCGTACCTGCACCAACAGCCTCAGCAATTTGACCAGTACCAATGCCAACGGCTTGCAATTCACGCATACGAGCGCCATAATCCCGGGCCGCTTGCAGAATTTCCGCTGGAGCATCACCGTAAGCAGTATTAGGGCTGTTTGTGAACGCTTTTAAATCCTTGTAGATCATGACAGGAATCGTCATTTTCTTAGGAAGTAAGGTCACAACCATGTACGAGTTCGCACCCGGTGTTTTCCATGTGTTAAAGAAAGGTGTTGGTCCGCCAGTGGCATCAATGCTGTAGGTTCTCAAAAGAGTTGTACCTTTAGCACCAAGGTCTAAGCCGTCCGCTTCACCAAACATCGAAGTTACAGGGGTTTCAAGATTCTGAATCTTTTCAAACGCCCGCGATTTCGATTGGTAAACATTTCCAACTTCTTGGATAGTTTCAAATCCATTTCCAGCCATATTGTTTACTAAAAAGCTTTAAGTCCTAAGAGTTTTAAAACCTCAAATACTTTAAATCTTCCGCGACATCTTTCGAAATCCTAGAAGACGTTTTAAGGCCAGCTTGAGGTTCTTCATCTCTATGAACAGGAAGCTTTTTAAGATCGATTTTGTGTTGTACCTCTTTGACCGGCTCAATTTTGAGTAGCTTTTTGCAAAGTTCATAAGTATCTTTCAAGACTTCCGAAGGAGGAGGATTTTCTTCCGAGAATCCAGCCTTACTCAGACGTGATGTCATAAGAGTTGAAAGAGCCGACAATGTTTCGTCAGACTCTAAAATCTCCTCCGTCATTCCATCTTTTATAAGACCGTCCTTCTTCAAAGCCTCTTGAAAAGTATTATCTAAACTCTTGTAAGTTTCAGTTAACCCCTGCTCACGTTGTTCCGCGTCTCTTTGACGAAGAGCATCCCGCTCAGAAGTTAATTGCTCTACTTGTTGAGCCAGCCTACTAATTACGGGTTCAATTTTTTGCACCCTGTCTGCAAGCTGAAGCGACCCTTTGAACATGCCTTTGTATTCGTCGGCGATATCCCAAGAATCTATTGCTTCTAACTGCTTCGCGATTTCAGGATCTATCTGAGGTTGAGGATTAGCGGCGGCTTTCAATCTCTCTTCGAGAATGTTTTTCAAATCTGGAATTTCTTCCAGTTTCTTAGCAAACTCGATGTATTGTTTGTCTGCCTCTAATTTCGTCTCAGCTTCCTTTAATCGGTTTTCAAGCTTCCGAGTTTCCTCACGAGCCTTATTATATTCTCGCTCATCAATGATTTTCTTTTCCTCAACTTTAGTCTCGGCTTTCGCTTCAACTTTTGGTTCTTCCTTAACAGGCTCACTCACTTCTTTAACTTCATCGGAAGCGGGCGTTACCTCTTTAGGTTTCTCCAAAGTGCTGAGGGCTTTCAAATCATCTTCGGGAAGCCCCATAGAACTCGCCTGAGGTTGCGAAGCCTCACTTACGACAGGTGCGCTTTCTATAGTTTGTACTGCTGGTGTTGCATTTTCCATATTTCCCCTTTAACGCCGGTAACGAAGCGACTCGTTAATGTAAAACTTTTGGTTGTACTGCCTCTTTCATCATCTGGCTCGCGACCTTCGCTTGATCTTTCCCCGCCGAAGTCGCAACATCTGCCTGTACTTTTTGTTGCATCATTTCCTGTTGATCTTGCATCATCTGCTGTTTCTGACTTTGCGCTTGCTGGTTTAAAATATCCGTATGTGCCGTGTAACACTGAGCAAAGAGAGACTTGATGTTCGGCTCCACATTTTCTAAATAATTCGGGTCAAGCATGGTTTTTTTAAGCACATGAACAATCACATTAGAATCATCAACCATCGTATCGGGCTCGATATAAATCCCATTCATCAACTGATCTACAATCCAATCCGCTTTCTTAAATGAAGCCACTGTGTCGGTTTCAATTGGATCTAACCCAAGCTTCTTCTGTAATTCGTTCTGAAATAAAATCGCATCCATGGGATCGGCCTGTAATTGTTGAGCGAAGAAACCCTTATCCAATAAATCCAAATAAGATTTTGTTTTTTGCTGTTCAGATTTCGGAATCATTGACGCTGACTCAATTTCCACATTAATTTCATCGCTCAAATGCTTCTCGCCAATAAAAGTGGTAATCTGTGTTTTATAGCGTTTACGCGCCATCTCCGCGATTTTCTTAGTTAGAAAAGGATCGTTTGCTTTATGGTATTTATGGATGACTCGTAATTTTTTAGTGAGTGCTCTCTTAAGAAAGAACGCCAGTCTCTTAGCCATTGGCGCTACTTGCACGCCCGCATTCTCTCTCAACATATCGAGAGCGGAGGCCGCAGTGACTCCCGAGGGAGCGTCGCCACCCAAGATGCCATTCGTTCCTAAAATCCTCATCATCTCATTAGGGATATTTTGAAGCCGAGCATAAACTGGCGCAGGTAAAGAATTACCCATGAATATACTCGGGACACTTGCGCCGGGGATTACTTTATACGTGACAGCATTCACCCCTTTTGAGTTAATGATTTCACTCGCCAATTGATTTTCAGCAACGAGAAGTTGAGGCTTCGCAATGGTCTGCTCATTTTCCTTAATCAAAGCCCGAAGCTCAATCGAATCAATCTGAATCGGCATCAACAACTCGACAGCGCTCTTACCCAGTGAACGGCCGATGTATTCCTCGTTAATGCACATGGTGAAAGGATGAAATTCGCAGGGCGTTCCACCTAAATACTCGGGGTTTTCTCCGTTTTCAGGGGTTGCATAAACTAGCTTCTCATCCATCCACACAATTTTGCGCCCTTCCGGAAACTCTGCCGATGGCCGCACGTAAAAAATTGTGTACTCGCAATTCCCGTCTGTAATATCTAAAGAAGATGTCGTGTAAGGAACACCTCGTCTAAGCTGTTCGCAATACATTAGGTAGTCTGGAATAGTTCTATTCTTATTCGGCACGATACCTTCTACAACCTCAGGATAATAACCCGCCGCCTTAGCCGCCTCAATGTCACCGCCAAAACTTCTATCAACCCTTTGCATGCCGTAATTTATTTGACCAAAATCTACTGATTTTACGAAGCGCTCATAAACATACTTGGACTTGTCAAAATTTTTACACGAGAAATCATAGCCAACTTGAAGCGGGTTATAAATCTCAAAAGCGTTATCGCCCGAACGCACAAGTTTTCCCTGCTCATCTGGTATAAATCCACCCAGTGAGAAATCCCAGTAATCCTTACGAAACGCACTACCACAAACTAAATCAATTTCTCCGGTCTCAAATAAATAGAGTTGCTCGCTGTCTATCTCATACTTGGCTTTATTCACATCCTCGGCCACCTTCGCAACATCCGTTAACTTTGACGATGCAGGATTAAGAGACCAGCACGACATCGCCGGCTCGTTCTTTGTGGCAAACGATAAAAGAGTACGAATTAGTGGCCTAATCTCATTGTAATAAGGTGCATTTGGCGCATCCATGACAGGGTATGACGTCACCATGCGGCCATTGATTAGGAATGTAGACCCAGAAAATAACTGTGATACCGGTTGTCCGTTGTAGAGGTCAATACATCTGCGGATTGATTGGTAAAGGCGTTGGAAAAAGTCGGAATCTTGGGCGAAAATATCCGTCTTTGTCTTATTTATCTCATCGGGATTGGTTGAATAGAGATTGATCGCCATTGATGGCCGCCTTCTTTGCGGCTAAGTAATCATCAAACGGGACAACTATACGTTCCCCCGTTACGGCGTCATAAACTGTCTTAGTCAAGGGCCCTTGTACTTCTCCTCCCCCTTGATTAGAACTCTGTTGCAAGGCATGAAAGGCCACTGGGCTTGATATCGCAATTAGTTTGTCAGTTAAATCACTGACTCTTTTCTGCTCAAGCTCCAGTGCTTTCGCAAGCGAGAGACATGCCTCACATTTTTTCTTTCTAAACCACATTAGGTATAAATTGGCATATCCGCAGGGATAAACTGAGCCCCTAAATCTTGGCCACTATACTGATAGTTATAGGTAGTATTCGCTGTGCCTGTAACTTGAATATAAGGGCGATTAGGCTCAACTGTCGTATCCATCAGATATTCTACTTGCTCAGCTGTCGCGCCAGTTGGCGTCGAAATTACTGCGGAACCAGTGGCAATCGAATTGATTAAGTCTGAACCGGAAACCAAAACATCAGAACCATTGATGTTGTATCCCGGTGCAATTTTACCCACAGTCGTTCCACCAGTCAAAACTAACTGACCACGGACTGTGTATTCCCCAGGTAATCCCGGGACTGCATACGTCTCTGTATTTACTGCTGCCATACTATCTCCTTTGTTTATTTGTTAATTAATATCCAAACGCCTGAACTCTCGCCGTTACAGCACTTAAATCAAAACCATTCGGCAACTCTGTTAAACCAGCCCCAGCAGATGGGAAATAACCGGCTGTGATTGAAGTCCACCCACCAGATGTCAAAGTCTCAACAACGGTAGAGCTTGGTTGACGGATTTGGTTGGCCGCTAAAAGCGTTGTCGATGTAACCTGAGCTAAAGCCTGACCAGTGTTTGTAAAAGCAAAATAAATTGCTGTTGAGGCTGTCCCTAAAGTCCATGCGTCAACCGCTGTCATCGTCGGGGTAAATGTAAACGTGGTAGCGTCTGCATTTGTACCTGTCACCACATTCGACGCGTTGAAAGTGCCTGTCGGTGTAATCTGAAAGTAAGCTGGGGATGTTGCAGAGTAAGCCTGCACTGTCGCAGTTGCGCCAGAAACCGCTTGCGAGAACGTAATCGAAGCGTATGGAGTTTTGACAGTTCCAGTAATTGCGCCAGCGTATAAACGAATTACTTTTGTGCTAGTTGTTTGCGAAGCGGTTGCACTCGCGGCAACGGCATACATTTTCAGCAAAGCCGTTTGACCGCCTGTTGCTACAATCGGCTGACAAATATAACCGCCAGAAGCTTGAACGTTTAAATATTGAAACATCGCTAATGCGAAGCTTGATGCGTTAATCGAAATACCACCGGTTACGTATGTTCCCATCGCAGAGATAGGGGCATAAGCTGTGCCTGTAACCGGACGTGTAACCGTTCCTAGTGTAACTGCCATAATAATCTCCTAAAATTTGTGTGTGTAAATTGGGGTAAGTTTTGTGACATTACTCTTGTTTCCCTCTTCGAAGTATCTTTTATCGCCGTCTATAATACTCTTATTTATGGCATAATATGGGTCAAAGATAACATTGTCAACAATTTTCTTCAATTCTATGACAGGGCCATATTTCTGACACATTTTCATGGCGTGTACCAGCGCGTCTACTAGGTCTTTATCGTCTGTTTGCTCGGCCGCGAACGACGACATTTGCTCAGTCAGAGGCTTATAGTTACACCTTAGCTTTCCATGATCCACTAGATAGCTGACAGCTTTTGCGCGTGCCCACTTATCTTTCCCCCCTACTTTGATACCCTCAACAAAGACTTTTTCCACGTCTTTAGGCCAGAACTCATCAATCATCGATACCATAGCATCGATTAAGGTCTGTTGTGCGGCAACGCTTTCTATACCAATTACTTTTGGTTTGTACTTTTTGCAGATATTGTACATCTCCTCAAGTAATTTAGCGGTCCGCCATTTGCCATGCAACACGTCTAAAACATAGAGATAACCATCATCGCCTACACCAATCGCAACAATAGCGGACTCACACGCCGCATCTTCCTCACTAAACGCAGGGTCGACACCGATATAAACGCCAAGTATTTTTGGTAGATCAGTGTATAGAGTAACCTTTGACACGTCCCAGATACCGGAATCAGTGAGGAACCAAGAGCCACGAATGAAGCGCTTGACCCAATCGGCGCCGTTAGCCCTTATCATTGACGGTATGTAGTCTGGAGGCAGATTCTCTATATTAGCAACCGTTGGAGCTGTTATCATCCTTCTATCTTTTGTCTCACCTGATACATGGTCATGCCATCCTATTTCAGCGATGGCCGCCTGCATTTCTTCTTCTTTTAGGTCTCCGATATTAAAGAAGCGATACACCCAATCAACACCGGCCGGATTGCCAGTAACGACAATACGATTGCGCCCGCCCTCTCGACGAATACGACCTGTAGAATAAGTGAAAATGTCCTCGTCAATCTGTTCCGCTTGGTCAAATCCTACCGATGTAAAGTTAGGGCCGAGGAAATCATCAGGGTTTTGAGCGTGTCTAAATAGTACGGTTGACCCATTGTAATAGGTAACATCTAGCTTAGGACTCTCTCGAAACTTCCAGAACTTGCCCGAAGGGTCCCACTGTTTAAGGACTTTAAGATAAACATCTACAGTAGAAGAAACTAATTGCGGCGCAGTATTACGAACGATACAACATAGAGCGTTAGGCACTGTCAAAGCGTCTTGCTGGATAGCATTGCACAGAAATCTAGTCTTTCCATTCCCCACGCCACCAAACAACCCCAGAAACTTCTCTTCTTGTTGCAAAGCATAGCCTTGCAGCGGCGTAACCTTAATGTCAACTTGTCTCATTCCGTCATAAAGTACTAAAACTTCATTGACATGTCAAATTTATGTTGCATATTGGAAAAAAGTATGATACCTTAAAATCATCAAAACATGTTAAGCTATCATGAAGCTATGATAGTCTAGTTTAAAAGAGTTTACGAGTAACAAGTTCCGAGTCACTTTCAGATTTTAAATCAAGCCATAGTCAAAATAAATATGAACAAGCAAATTAATCTTAAAGATATACGTATAAATAATAATTCCAGTGATTATTTCGTCAGTCATATTAAAGATAACGAACAGCAACGAAAAGAGTTTGTCGAATCGCAAAAGCAAGTACGCTATGATGTTAGTAGCAACACAAAAGAAATGCCAGTTGAAGAAGTATTAGGGTTTAAAGTCGAAGGCGCTAACAAGAGAGTCGTTAGAATTAATTACGAAACCCGCACAATCACAATCGAATAATTTTACAAAAAGAGCAGCGGGTGCAGGTTGCCCGCCTACTCGCTTATCATCTTAAGTCTCTTTGCCAACAACCGCACATGGTGCTTATAGTTATTAATCACGCCGCGATCTAACTCGTGTTGTTGTTTAAGCTTATTGATAGTTCGATTTAGCTTATCGATAATGACAAGCGCTTTTTTGTGAGAAATATCTTTAATCATCGACTTTAGAAGTGACTACGAAATTAACAGTTGACGGGATAGATTCAGGAGCGAATTTCATATCAATTTTATCGTTTCTTGCGAGAAGCATAATGTCTTTGAAAGCACGAATAGCAGCAATAGTTTCGATGGGTTTTAGCTCGCGATTATCGATCATTTCCATCAATCTGTCGACGACATCACGCTCAACATTCTTATTTACCGCGTACTTACTAATCTTTTTTAACCGTTTTTCATAAACGATTTCCGAATTTTCTTCTTCTCTATCATCAATAATTGTCATTTCGCCAGCCATGAGAGATAAGATAGCAAGTTTCCGGGAAATGTCAAATTGCTTGATTAATAAGGGTTTTTGTGGTTAGGTTTGATTATGGAACTACAATTAAAAATTAACAAAGATGAAGTGTTGGTTTCAAACTGGAAATCATTCCGATCAGAAGAAGCATTTAAAGAGGCGGCTAAAAAATATGTTGATAGCCTTCAGCCTAACATGACTTACAATTTTTTTTACAATTCTCAAGAAGATAAAGGCGCAGTTATTACGGAACTAAAAAAAGAGACTGAAGTCACCGAGAAAGCATTTGCTGAAGAAATTAATGATAGCGAAAAGATCAATGCTTTAGCCGGGGGTTTGGTTAAGATTAAAGAGGCGCTGTAACACTTGGCCCCCTACAAAATACTTTGTCTAAAGAATCAATATCTAAATTCTTTTGCCAGTAAGGCATATTATCACAAATCATTTTCCACAATTGATCCATCTCTTCTTGCGGTAGTGTAACACTGCAATCACCACCATTTTTAAAGAGTATATTAGCAGAGTATATAATATTACCTTTAATTGTTAGATTGTTACGAGTATTAAAAAAGACAATGTCATCAACGTTAATAAATGTTTTTGTTGCTTCTGATTTAAAGATCATGATTTACCTCGTCATTTCTTCATATTTAACAATCATATACCATATCTCATAAAAAATAAATAAAATAATTAATTATTTTTGTTGACACAAACTGAATACTGTGACACTATAATCAAGTAGACGCAATACCGCGTCGCAAAAAAGGAGAATAAAATGAAAAAATTAAAATTCAATACTTACGTTTTCGACATGAGATTAAACAACTTAGCAGTAGCGCGTTACGATCATGAAAATTCTGAAAAAGTAACTTTGCGAGTTGAAAACATTAACGACAAGATATTAAGCAAGCTCACTTTTAAAAATTCTGAAGAAGCAAATAATTTTATAGATGAACATTGTGACTCAGGAGATCAGTTTTACAACAGAGCAAGAGCTTTAAACAATCTGATTGATGCAATCTCTTAAAATAAAATTAAGAGCCGACGCGGACGACAACACCGCGTTTTTAAAAAATTTAAACTAACAAGAGTCAAAAAAAGGAGATAAATATGGAAACGTACGCAATGTTTTATAGCTTAGAAAGCGGATCAGTGAAATTCGCTGGGAAAGAATCAGAAATAGATTTCATAAAAGATCAAAAAAGTCTGTGCAATCCAATTTTAGATGACGATTTATATTTAGAAATTTTTTTTACTGCTACTGAAGAAAGCTTAGTCAAAGACGCATTCTTAGAAAACTTAGAGCATTTTTCACACGCTTCTTATTTGACAAGAAAGTTTTGTAAAAATCCTCTGAATTGTGATTATTCAGAAAAAGAAGAAGAATTAATTAGAGAAGCATCTTTACACGCTTTAAATAAATTTAAAGAAAAGTTGGGACTATGAACAAAACTAAAAAACAAAACGGCGGAAAACGCCCAGGAGCTGGCAGGCCGAAATTGGCAAATGCCCGGGTGCACATTACGGCTAAAGTTTTGCCCGAGACAAAAGCTAAAATTGATTTTAATCGAGGTGAATCGTCAGTCGGTAAATTTATTGATTTTATGACCTCAGTTTTTAGCATATAAAATAATTATTTTTTTCTGTTGACAATTTTTGATTTAGTGTTACTATTTCTACATCGAAGCAATTAAGCGTCGATAAAAAAGGAGATCAAAATGAAAACATACCAACAATTAAAACAAAGTCAGTCAGAATCATTAAATAATTTTAACGGTCTTTTTTGGGCTTTTTCAAAAAAACAACTAGAAGAAGGATTTGCTAAATTAAACTGCACGGCAAAAGATTTAGTTTCTATCGGTGCCGGCGGGTTCATTTTAAAAGAAAAAATAAAAGATTTTGACTCGTTGCTGAAATTTCACAAAGAAGAACTAAAAAATTTTAGAAAAAATGAAAAAGAGTTGATCGCCGCGATAGCTTACGAGCTTAATAATCACGAATACGTTATAAACCATGACACAGAGCCAGCTTTAAATACTTTAAATTTAAAAATATCAGATGTGCCAAAAAAAGTTTTACAAAAAGCCTGTCGCCAAGCATTAAATATTGTTGAAACAAATAATTTAAAGGCCGCTTAATTATTTTCTTGACAATTTTATGAATTAGTGACACTATATCATATATGAAAACAAAATCACACGGCGGTAAACGCAAAGGCGCAGGACGTAAAAATCAAGACTTAGTACAGCTTACAGCTAAAGTTAAAAAGCAAACTCGTGCTAAAATAGACATAGACAGAGGGGGGCTTAGCATCGGAAAGTTTCTCGATGGAAAGATTTTAAGCGGCACGACTATTACTCCAAAATTTGTAACTAAAACTAACCACTAAACCTAAAGGGGGTCAAAATGGAAACAGTTAGAGATCAAATCAAGAACGCTTGCACTAAATATGACGTGGATGTCGAAACCGCTTGTCTCATCGCAGACGAACTCGGCTTTGACGGCGAACTCGGAGACGTCGGAATCTCGCTATCATCAGCCGTATTCGTTGCGGAGGGATTCCAATGTCTTTAAAAAACTACAGTGATTATCGAGTGTATTGCACAAAAGGTAATTGGGTCGCCGCTCTTTTTAACGATAAAGAACGGGCCGAAAAGTGGGTACAAAATTTTGACGGTAAGTTTTACATGGATAAAACACTAACTAAATCGGACCTTATTATTCAAGGATCAAACGGTTTTAAAAATTGGGAGACAATATGAGCTTAAAAACATACCTCATCATCTGTTATCTGTCTTTAATCCATGCGCTGGCCCTGTTTGGGCTGTGTTCTACGCTCAAGATTGGCTTAAGAGACGATTTTAAGTCTAAGGCCATGCATGGTAGCCATTTAATCGATGAAACGTCTTATAACTCAATATACGACGTTTTAGAAGATTAACCAACAAAAGGAACTTATGGCATTTCAAACGATAGAAAATCAAAAGAAGTATATAAACGAACTCGGCAAGCAATTGGCGCAAGCTGATAAAGAGGGAAACTGGAAAGAATGTGAGGCTTTAGAAGAGAAGATTGCCATCGCTTGGAAGAAGTTGCGGCCTGATCCTAAGCCGAGCGTTAACGTGAGATCGTTTTATCCATTGCAATTAGACTTTTTAAAATAATATGAAAAAAATAAAATACACAGAATTTACTGTATCACACTACACAAAACCTACAGCCATGGTTGAAATTTTTGTGATCTATGGCCACTTTAAAAAAGGGAATAATTTAAATTGTAAAACAATTGGTACATTCCACGACCGACAAACCGCCAACCTCATCAAACGCTTACTCACAGCAACACTAATTAAGAAAGGTAAATAGTTATGTTAAAAACTCTATGTAGTCTTATTGTCTCAACAATATTAATTGTTTCCGGTTTGCTTAACATTTATGCGGCGGATCAACTCACAAAACTTGAGGCTGAAGTAAATTACTTAAAATCAGTAAAATCAAACCCTATGACCTCTAAGCCCTACCACATTTTTGTCGAGCACATAACCAAAGAAGACCTTGCTTATTGCCGCAAGGATGAAAACTGCATCGACATCATGGAAATTGATGACTTGTGTAATCATGAGCAACTTGGATTGCCTACTAAATAAGAAATATTATGAAAAAAATGAGCAATCAAATTTTACTTAGTTCTAATCTCTACACAATAGAGAGGCACTTGGACTCACTAAAAAACTCAGCCTCTTCTTTAGTCAAAGAAATTGATTATGTTAAAAAATTATTATTTGAGGCGCAGTGCACAGAAGAATCATTACAGGAAGAAACTGACGCAGTAATTGAAGATCTTGAAAAAGAAAATGAAAGCTTGCGCCAAAGGATTGAAGATCAGTTCCACCATGAAGTAAACATTAAAAACTAAACAAGGACAAAAATTAAATGGCATTAACCGAACTCAAACATCATTGCAATAAATGCGGTAAGCCATTTTTTGATATACCTTTCTTTTACACCACAGATATTTTTGTCTGTGGAGAATGTGGACTAAAAGAGTTGGAACAAGAGGCTTTAGAATTGGCGAAAGAAATAAATAACAAAGGAAAAAATGCTAACCTACTTTAAAAATTTATTTAAGAAGAAAGAGAAGAAAGAGCCGAAGTATTGTGTGGATTGTAAGTGGATTGACGGCGAACAGACTTGGCCAAAATGTTTAAATCCAAATGTAAGATGGGTGCGTGTTGATTTAGTTGCTGGTAAAACTACTGATAGAATTTATTGCGATACCGCAAGAAAGTGGCTTTTACATACGGATGGTTTCAATACCTGCGGCCCGAAAGCCAAATATTTTGAGCCTAAATAACAACTTATGAAACGATACGAAATACTCTTTGAAAACAAAAAGAAATTCGAGCGAGTGAGCGTCTTAGCAATCAACAAACGCGACGCCGAGAATCAGTTTTTACGTTTTTACGGGGATGGTTCAGAAGTTATTATCACGATTAAAATAGTGAGAAGAGGGATTAAGTTATGAGTGAAAATAAAAATGGTTTGAACGCACAGGGAAATAAAACTTGTGAATCGTGTTTGCACTGGTCTGAGATGCTAGCTAGGGCTGGTGGCTGCACCGACAATCCGAACGGCGAGATTGAGGCCTATTGCCATTCTGTGTCAGGACCAAAGGCCGAAAAATATACTATTGCCAGAGACACTTGTTCATCGTTCGAAGTCAGAAGGGGGATTAAGTTATGAAGATGGACGTAGATTGCAATGCTATGATAGGCGGTAACGATGATGTTATCGTGAAAATCCTTGAGGTGAGTAGAGAGCTTAACGAAAAACAATTGGAATCATTGATAAAATCTGATTTTGAAAAACCTGATCGCCTAACGTTTATTGGAACTAAGGAAATAACAGGAAATCTTTGTTTTGCTTATGCTCTCTGTCCAAAATGTGGTGAAATTATGAACCAATCCACATCTCATAGGAGTGAAAAAGTCAGCATTTCTTTTTGTTGTGGGTCATATCATCCAAAGGCAAAGCATGCGTTCATACATTCAAAGGCATATTCATTTTGTTTGCCTAATGCAAATTTGATTTTTTTAAACACTTTATTAAGTGAGAAGGGGAATTAAGTTATGACTGAAAATCAAAAATATAGCTGTGCAAGTGAAAAAAAAGATGATGGTGGTAGAGCCTTTCCCACTCAATTTTCAGGAGGTATGACCTTACGCGATTGGTTCGCTGGGATGGCCTTGCAGGGATGTCTATCATTTCACACAGAAGAAGATAGGGTTAATATAACCAACGAAGCAAGGCACTTAAATATATCACCAGCTTCTTATGTCGCTTCAATAGCTTTTAAAATTGCCGATGCTATGCTTATCGAAAGGAATAAATGAGTAGAGAAATTAAATTTAGAGGATTCGATGAAGAAACTGGGAGAGTTGAGCTTGTTTACCAAATAGATTTTCATGAAGGATTTTCATATTATATAGACGATAATTCAGAGGTGCAACGTTGTGTAAACGATACATTAATGCAATACACAGGCCTCAAAGACAAGGATGGTAAGGAGATTTACGAGGGGGATATTGTTCTAGTGACGTACAGTGATGGTAGCGGATATGACAACCCAGTTGAAGTAAGCTTTGAGAGAGGAAGTTTCTGGTGTGGGATGGGATATTTAAATGACGTTAAAATAATTGAAGTAATTGGCAACATTCACGAACACGCAAATTTATTGGAGAAAACCAATGGCACAAAATAACTGCATAACATGCGGCGACTTTCACAATTTAAAAATCTGCCCTACTTGTGGGAGTACGGATTACGTATCCGATGAAGATTTTACCGAAGATGAGGACCGCGATCTTTCTCAGTATGAGCTGGCTGATGAAGAAAACCCATAATCTCTTGAAAGGGGGCTTTATGCATTTACTCAAAGTAATTTTTTGGATGTTTGTTATCGAAAGCTTTATGGCTCTGTCTTTTGTTTTCTTAGTGCTAAAATGAAAATTAAGAACCCAAACACATTTGAAAAAGCTATGGAGTTCTACAAGAATATGAAGCCTTCGAATAGGTATAAAGTTATCGATCTGTATTTGATTGAAGATAGGTTTTTAACGATGGATGACGCTGTATTTGTTACGTGCTCTTATAGAAAAAAAATAAAGGATATGTTTAAGGAGAAAGTTAAGTATGAAAATTAAAAAAAAAGAACCCCAAGAGACCATTAGCAACCCAACTATGCAAGCGATACACTGGGGATTTTCAGATATGGTGGCACAGTGTGCTAAAATAAATCCCCAAATCCAACTAAATCAAAAAGGCGAATTAATATTTGATGAAAAGAGCTTAGGAATATTAGACGAACATATTCGAAAAGTTATACATGAAGAACTTAAAAAACATTATGAAAATTAATCAATCAAAAAGCTATCGCTTACTGTGTGATATTAAAATAAGTGCTAAAGAGAGGATTGGAAATTTCTTATTCGGGCAAATCTTTAACGTGTCTTATTTTAATCTTTCGAGAGAGGCAGTTTACTTAAATCATCAAGCACATGTTACTGGAGCAATAATCACTATTCCTGACATGTGTTTAACTGTTGAGCAGTTCTTAGCTTTATTCGAAGAGGTGTAATTGTATGTTATCACTGAGCTAGAGACTGGTTGAGCTGGCGCAATTCTGCTAGTCCTGAATCTTGGTAGAAACAGTCTAGAAGTTGCGCTCGCTATCACGTCGCTGTCGACGGCTTCGCAGGCGGCCCCGCTTTGCAGGGCATCCAAACACTTATCGAGTTTTACCTCGGTGGATTCTGTAGTTTGGACTTTAACTCGCGTTAAAGCTTCTCGCACATATCCGGTTTTCCACGTCCCACAGTACCGGAAATAAGGTTTTAAGCCTCTCTAAACGCTGTTGGCTTGTTATCCCGACCATTTAGAGGGTAAGCGGTTTAAAATAAATTTAAATGCGTGTCAAGAAACTAAATTTAATCCCAAGTCAGAAGTTAGCTTTATGGCTGACCACAAAAAATAAATGTAAGGTTTGCGGTGGATTTATGCTTCATGAAAAATGGTGCTTTATTTGCTGGTGGAATATTTCGACAAAAAAAAGAATAAAAAGAAAATAATTCTTGACAAATTAATGCAATTGTTTTAAAACAGTTTTCGTTAGGAGGTTTTTTCGGTGAACAGCAACGAATTAAAATTATCCAATAAGCCGTTTGAAATATTAGCTTATCCTAAAGCTTGCTCGATATGCAAGCTATTTGTGAGAGAAGCTCTAATCTTAATAAATGGTCAGTTATTTTGCGAAAAATGTGCTGAAAATCGAGTAAAATGAGCAATTTTTTTAAGACAACAAAACACCCCGTTACTGGAAAATTTGAAGAAGCCATTTGGCTTGATGGGTTTTTTGGCGGTCGAAGGTATGGTGTCCAATTTCCTAACGGTGATATTTTTAACGCAGAGTCGTATAAATTTGAGACTAAGGAGTCGCGTAGTAAAAAAGAACAAGGTTCCGTGAAAAGCTGTGAGTTCAATAGAAAGATTGCTAAGATGCTTTGGCCTGAGGCGCAAATTGTGTGTCGTAATGACGGCGCTGTCCGGTGTATTGGCAATAGCCAGTGGTATGATTGGAATTCTCGGAGTGTATGGGCTGTCAAGATTAAAGAAAAAAAGAAAAGCCGCGCTGTGGATAAGAACACAGAGGAAGATAGGCGCTTGCACTTCCTGCCCGATATTAAAAACGGGGCCTGACTACTTAGGTAGTGGGTTGCTATGCTCTCATGGATACATGGGGTAAGGAATGACGGGTACTATGAATCGTCAGCACAGTTACAGCTTTAAAGGCTGGCCGGCTAATTTTTAGAAAAGGAAACCCCGCTCTCGTGACGCAACGAAAAGCGGGGTTGGAGGTCAATTCTTCGGTGAAAGAATAGACATCCTGATATTAACTCACCTGACAAAATATTGTCAATAATTATTTAAGGAGTCAAATAATATGGAACTTCATTCGCCAAATATCGGCCAATTAGCTCTTGCGCTTAGTCTTGCACAAGGAGAAATGGAGGCGGCTAGTAAGAATAGTAATAATCCTTACTTTAAATCAAAGTATGCTGATCTGTCAGAAGTTTGGGCTGTTATTCGTGCCCCACTGTCAAAAAATGGGCTGTCTGTTATTCAGTCTATTAATGGAACGTATGAAAAACCGGTTATCACAACTATTCTAGCTCATCAATCTGGCGAGTATATTTCCTCAACGTTAGAATTGAATGGTGAGGGAGTTGGCAAGGATGGGGAAAAGAAATTAAACGCGCAGACAATGGGATCAGCTATTTCATACGGTCGTCGATATGCTTTATCTGCTTTAGTTGGAGTTTGCCAAGAAGACGATGACGGAAATAGTGCATCAGCACCAGTTAAAGAGCCGATTAAATCATGCTCTCCTGAGTCTTGGGCTAAAATTGAATCCCTCTTAAAATCTACGAATACGCTCGTAGAAGATTTTCTTTCTAACTTTGGATTTAAAAAAGCAGAGGAGTTTCCCGAATCACGAGTTGAGATGGCGTTGAAAATGTTGACATTAAAATTAGATAGAATAGCAAAGGAAAAATTATGAGTGAACATATTTTAGTACCACAAGGTTCCCCTGAATGGCTTGCCGCTAGACTTGGCAAGGTCACAGCTTCACGATTTAGCGATGTCCTAGCCAAGGGCGCAGGTAAAACAAGGAAAGCTTATATGTACGAGCTTGCCGCCGAAAGACTAACAGGGCTCCCAACACAATCCTATAAAAGCGCTGATATGGAATGGGGCAATCAGTGTGAGGAAGCGGCAAGAAAAGAATACGAATTATGGACATCGAATAAAGCTGATAAAGTTGGTTTTTTCGTTCTTAATAATAATATTGGGGCCTCACCGGATAGCATAATCGGCGAAGAGGGCTTACTTGAAATTAAATGCCCGAAGACAACAACTCAAATTGACAGGTTTTTAAATAAAGAATTTCCATCCGAGTATATGGCTCAAGTGCAAGGGCAATTATGGGTTACTGGTAGGGCATGGTGTGATTTTGTATCGTACGATCCAAGAATAAACACAGAAGCTAGATATTTTTGCATTAGAGTTTTACGTGACGAAGTTTATATTAAAAATTTAGAAGTTGAGGTTAGCAAATTTATTGCTGACCTTGAGCTTTTAATGAAATCACTAGGAGCCAAATGAAATTCGATAAAAAAATGATAGAAGGTGTTAAAAAGTTTCAAGGGGATGCAGTTTACTCTGTTAAATCAGCAAAAGAAGTAAAATCTAAAAAGAATAACGAAGATCAAATAGAATTAAAATTGCATCTTCATCAAAAGGGAGGCGATGGCTTTATGGTTATAAGCGATTGGTTACCTGCTTCATGGCCTGAAAAAATAAAAAATTTCTATTTCTCATGTGGCAAACAAGATTTATGGGAATTAGACGAGGTATTCCCAGAAATGCTTGTGGGTGCGAGTGGCTACTGTATTGTAGAAGATCAAAAAAGCAACCCCGCTTATTCTACTATTAAAAGATATTTGCCAAGTGGCGTAACGGCTGAGGCGCCTTTTTCAGAAGATCAACATGCTAGAGAAATGGAAGAAATGAACAAGGCGTCTGGTGCGGTAATTTCAAAGGAGGCCCTCGATACAATGCCTAATTTTTAATATGCAATTTAAAAAACCACAATCAAATTACCCTGAGATTAAAGATATTAATTTAGACGAGTTTCAAAGGCTTTGCCAAGAAGCAAATAACAAAGAGTTATCGTGGGCTCAGGCTTCACAAAAATATTCAGGTGTAGAATGTGTAAAAAAAGAAACGTTTGCTAAAATTTGTTCTTCGTTCAGCGGAAAATCAAACGCAGAGAATGAAAAGTCAGCTTTATGCAGTGAAGAATGGATAAAATTTATTGAGAATTTAAAAGTTCTTGAATCGGACGAAATTATTTCTAAGGCAAACAAGAATATTGCGGTAAGAAATTGGGAGACTGCTCGCACTGTAATCTCTCTAAAGAAACAAGAGCTTAATAGGCTGTGAATCGACGGAACTATAACTTAGATAATTTTGACCACTATTATCACTGGGTCAATAAAAGAATTGTCTATAATAAATGTCATTTTTGCAAGGCGACAATGAATGGTAAAAAGATGTTTTATGCTCTTAAGTTTAAGTGGAGAATTTGTTGTAGGAAATGCTCTAAGAATGTGTGTGTGGCTTGTGGTTTGCCAACCAATGACAAGTCAATATTAGTAAGAAGAGTTAAATTGATAGATAAATTTAGGTTTTTCTATCATGAAAAAATAAATTTGTGTGCAGAATGTAACGCACAAATAAATTAAGTAGAACGTCTGACATAAGCTTGTGCAAAAAAACACGGCTATGGCGACTCGTGAAGCATTTTGTTTATTGTTAGACGTTCTTCTTAAACTATTTAAAAGGTAAATTATGAAAAAACTACGAAGATGTGTTCAGTGTGGGTTGCGGCGTAAAAAGTCGCATGAAAATAATAATGTGTGCCCTGTTGTTTTAGATAAAAAAGAAAAAGATTATATCCATGCACCATCGTTTTGGAGATTTAGACGGAGGGCAAAACTAGCAAAGGCTATGAATCTTTCTAGTTAAAATACATATGCTAATAACCGGAGACATTTTAGTTAAGTTTTTAAAAGAAGTTGAGAACCGAAAGCTTAGCAAAAGAATTAGATGGCCTAGGATTAGGTTTTTATGGAGGAAGATTTTTTTATAAGACTATGTGGCACAAATACAAAGCTAAAAAAACAGAGGTGTCCGGTGAGGCGTTTCCTTCAAAACTGGAAGGGGCTGTTTATTCCATGCTCTTGTTACGTAAGAAGGCCGGAGAGATAGCAGAAATAAAAAGACAAGGGGCAGTAAGGCTTACACCTTCGATAAGCTGGAAAGTTGATTTTGAGTGCGTGAGGCCGGATGGCACAAGTTTCTTTTGTGAAGCCAAAGGGATAGAAACAGAAGGCTACTCTTTAAAAAAGAGATTGTGGAAAGATTTTGGGAAAACAACTTTAGAGATATGGAAAGGCTCTTATCAAAAACCTTTCTTGCATGAGACTTTAAGTGCAGGGAATTATTCTTGGAGAGAAAATATATGAAGTTAAATAAATCCCACATCGGCCAGAAGTTTATTTGCCCACATAGAAGGCAGGTCGCCCCAAAAGACTTTTTTATATTAGCAGGGTTCTTTTCTAATGGAGATTCTATAGGAGAGGATAGCATTGGAGCCTCCACCCGTTTTGCTTCAATAAAAGATGACTGGCTCCCCTACGAAGAACCAAAAGAAAAAGTGTTGATGAGTCCTGCATTATGTCTTCCTTCTTTAGCAGAAAGAGGATGTCTAAACTATTCTATCACAGATGCACTTTTTACATCTTTAAAAGACGCAGGAAATAGGTCTAATAACATTTTTTCATGGCCCCTAAAAATAGTTCTAAAAAACGTAAAAACAGAGCAAGGGTTTTTTGAGAGAATGGAAGCTGAGTTTTATGTGGAAGTTGAGAAGTAAGGTTTAACAATTTAGCATATGACATTGTGTCACATACTAAAAAGTTAAAAATAAAAAGAGGAGAAGAAAATGACACCAGAAGAAACAAACACAGAAGTACAATCCGAAGTACAAAAACAACCGCCGTATTGTCCTTCAGAGAAAGAAGAAGCAGAGGTTAAAAACTGGTTCCAATATCATTCGCCAAAAGGAGATCAAGCCGAAAGATATGTTTTGATCCGTGAGAAGGCAAATGATTTGGCGAGGATACTTATTTGCAATGTTCCCCCTTCTGCTGATCGTACAGCGTCCCTTAGAAAATTAAGAGAATGTGTGATGACAGCCAATGCCGCGATTGCTTGCGGGGAATAAAAGCTAAAGTTTGGCTCATATCCTAGGTACAATATAGCCAATAAGCGCGTGGCGGCGTGGAGCCTATGGCTATACCAGAGGCGAAGCCAGAAATGGCGAGGACACGCTAATCATGGGAGCGAGGAACACTCCGGTAGTAGCGATACGGTGCGGGTGTAGTGGGTGAGATGAGTATGGTTAGCCCGCAGGAACTTCGTAAAACACGGCGTCACTACAAACACGCCGATTGCCCCAAAGCAGGTATCAAGCCCTGCCCACGCGCTTTAATTTATGTTTAACTTATTTAAAAGGAGAAAAACTATGGCAGATGATAAAAATAACACCGGTAATAGGAATACCGGTAATAGGAATACCGGCGACTGGAATACCGGCTACAGGAACACCGGTGATGGGAATACCGGTAATAGGAATACCGGTAATAGGAATACCGGTAATAGGAATACCGGTAATAGGAATACCGGTGATGGGAATACCGGCGACTGGAATACCGGCTACAGGAATACCGGCGACTGGAATACCGGCGACAGGAATACCGGCGACTGGAATACCGGCGACTGGAATACCGGCTACAGGAACACCGGCATTTTCAATACTGATGAGCCTGCAATGAGAGCTTTCAATAAAGAGACCGATTTAAAAATGTCTGAATTTATTAACTCTGATAAATGGCCGCATTCAAATGAATTTTATCTCACGAAATGGATTCCAGATTCGGAAATGACTGATAAAGAGAAAACAGATAACCCAACATTTCATTGTTGTTTAGGATATCTCAAAAAGTTTGAATACAAAGAAGCTTGGGTTAATTTTTGGAGAGACACAGACGAGAAAAATAGAAATAAGTTTTTAGCCCTTCCTAATTTTGACGCTGAAATCTTCAAAGAAATTACAGGAATCGATATTGTTAAAACTCACACTTGCGATGGTGAAATCGTAGAAATTAAAGGTCAGAAGTATAAATTAACTAAGTTTTAAACCAGTTACATTGTGTAACCGGATGAACAAACAACAAAAGGAGTGAGCATGAAAATAAAAGAATTTATCGAAAAATTTAACATCTTAATTAAACCAGGTTCATCTTATCAAATACTTCTGAATTTTAATTCTGAATGCTTAATGAGTCAATCTGGAACGTTAAAAATGGAATGGTCTTTGAAGCTATTCCCTGAACGTAAATGGAAACAATACCAATTCTACGGACCATACGAATCAGGAGAGAAACTTTTAGAAGAGGTATGCAAAGAAGAATCATACAATTTATCCGATTTGAAGACTATTGATGTTGATTCGGATAATTAAAAACTGTGTAACCGGAGGTGCCCGTAGAGATGCGTGCTATTGAGAGGCATATGGTACCGAAAGGTAGAAGCTATGCTGGTCAGTAAAGAGGGGCTTGCCTTGAAAATCTACCTCCGGTTTAAATTTTGAAACTTAACAACCGAATGATGCGGCGGCGTTGACAGCGAACCGCAAAGCTTTAAGGGATAGCTTGGAGCGAGTAACTCCCTGGACAAATACTCACCTAGCCAGTGCAATTCTGGCCCGCATCATTGAGTTGTTAAGAAAGGATAGAAATGAAAGCAAAGCTTATAATAGAAGAAGCTGTTTCTAATTGGTTTTCAAGAGTAATAGAACCACTTGAAGATGAGTGCGGTTTTGAACTGAGAGCTAAAAATATACAGCCTCTTTATGATTTTTGTGAAGTGGCACTTGAAAATGCACAAAAAGAAGCCATCGAAAAAACCTTAGACATGGTGTTTGAGGTTACCGGAAGCAGGCCGGTATTAGCCGATAAAGTTTTAGAAGTTTTAAAGGAAATCAAATGACACCACTAGAAAAATTTATAGCGAAGTATGAGAGACTTTTAAAAGATGTTGATGAAGCTGAAAGCTTTTTACCTAATACACGTTTTAAGTTTTTTGATTTTCAACACAACTCAGCCAAGCAGGTGATTGAAATGTTGAAATTTTTAAAAGATGAATTGCCGTTTTATACATCTGATGAACGCGAAAAACTTAACCGCCTCGCAGAAGAAGGGATGGGGGAATGACTAAATACAAATTCAAGATCGACACACCGTGGGGGAAGAAGGGGGATGAATTAAAAAACAACAATATTGATATGGGGGTTGCAATGGGGTTTTGGGGGATTCAAAGCTTTAAAGTTTTAGACCCTAGCTCATACCCAGAACTTTTCGAAGAAATCATCGAAACTTTTGAAGAAATCATCAAAGAGAATGAGAAGAAGTGGATAGAGATTATTTACAATCTTGCTAAAAAAGACTTTTTAAATAGGGAGACGCTTCTGAAACTTTTGAAGCTTTTAAACGCAGATGCCGAATACAACGAAATTTGTGGAGGAAAAAAAAATGAAAACCAAATTAACAACTAATGATAATGTAAAAATTCAAGAAGGCATGAAATTGTACAGGTTGATCAGGTGTTTTTCCGGCAAGCAAATTGCTTATGGATATGTTTGCAAAAGTAATTTGAAAGATAGCGATAGGCTATTCTCTTTGAAATGGGACGATGAATCTGTTTCTAATGTTTATAACGGCGAGTGGTCTTATTATTATTTTTCAAGAGAAGGATGCCAGAAAGAGTTAGAGCTATATTTGAAATGGAGGGAAAAATGAAAACCAAAAAAGAAATCACGATGTGGGCGATAAAATCTCCGTATTTTCATGTAAAAATAGTCTCGTCAACTTCAGCTTATATAAGGAGTGATTCTTGGAAAAACGCTGAAGAAATTTTTGGCCAAAACCAAAAAGATCTTTATAAAGAGGGTTTCCGCGCCGTCAAAGGCAAGTTTGTTTGGGAGGAGAAATAATGAGTGACATAATAAAATTATCTGAAGATGAAATGTTTGGTGAAAATCCAAGTATTCCTATTGATGATGGTGTGTTTTTAGCTGGGGGAAGCGTTCGAGCATGGTTTTGTCGAGATGAAAAAGTCATGGATTATGATTTGTTTTTTAAAAGTCCTGAAAAATTAGAGTTGTATAAAAAAACTCATTTGTCTGAAGCAAAGGTTTTGCGTGATGAAGAATTTTTATTTGAATGTATTAAGGATGGTAAAAAAATACAGTTGATTAAAAGATTATGGCCACAAAGTGTTGAAGAACTTTTTAAACGGTTTGACTTCCATCTCTGCCAGTTTGCAGTAACTAACGATGGCATTTGGACTACGAAAAAAGCTGTTTTATCAGTACTTAGAAAGCGTTTGTCATTCAATAATCATCAGACAGGATTTGAGGTTGATACTTTAAGACGTGCTTTTAAATATGCAAAAAAAGGCTATTCACCTTGTATTGGCTGTTTAGCTGATCTTGCAAGAATTTTTAAAGATGCTGATATTGATAAGCAAATTCAATTCTATCCAGATGGTAAAACAAAAAGAGTTATTAGGTTTGACTAACACAGCCGCCCACGGGGCGCGGAAGGAGTGAGTATGGAAATTGAAGTTAAAATAAAAAAACAAGTACGTTACTTGCGCATGGATGTCGCGGTTAGATACGAGGATGAGGATATGCCTTTTGATGCGCCATTACGTGACGGTAAAAGTTGGAAAGCAACTATCGATCTTGATGAGAAACGCATCATCGGTTGGCCTAGAGGAAAATGTTTATCATTTCACAATATGAAAGTCTGTGACGAGGGCACTTATGCATTGCTCGATGAAAATTATCAGGTCATTGTCGGATACGCTGGGTATGTGCCGAATAATCTTTTGCCTGGCTCTTATGGTGACTATCTCGACCTTACGATTGACGCGAATGGATTCATTACGAATTGGAAGAAAGACGCAAATCTATCAGATTTTGAATG